GAATGTGTAGTCCTTATACTCTGCTAATGTCCAGCTTGTCCCTACAGTAGTTAAATATTTAATCCTTTCTTTCCTGGGATTTAAATTCCTATTTGTACTCGCTGTTAGAGAGGCAATAATAATATCGCCATTATCATCCACTAGCTGACTACCATCATCATGTACAACATCATCATCGTTAGTAACAGAATAGAAATCAGTTACAGGAACATAGTCATTTAAAGTGGGGAAATTATCATGCCCCATGTCATATAATGAAAATGCTCCCAAACTTAAATCAAAAATGAGTTCTCTATTATAGGAGTCTGCTGTTGTTGGGATGACACTTCCATTTCCTGCATTACCAGAATTACTACCTATAATATCTCCCATCTTATTCCTCCGTTTTTGCAGAAGGAGGTGTGAACCCCTCTGGCATAGTTTCAATCACTGGAATTAATTTAATAATCTCCATCAGCATTCCATTTGCTAATTCTGGAGTAAGTTTATTATTGAGATTGTTTATAAAAAGTTGCATCAATGCTTGTTTATTATCCATATTATTCCTTAAGCCCACACTGGTAAATATCTAACTGCACCACCACTAATAGCAATAGCTATCCATTGGTTAGTAGAATTACCTCCAGGTTTATTTGTTGTTGAGAAAGTAGCTACACCCGTACCTGTTTGTCCTGCCTGATTGATCCTAAAGTTAGCACACTGTACTTGACCAGTAGTATTTGTATTACCTGTAAATGTGCTGTCCCCAGATACATCAAGTGCCCTAGCCCCTAAAAGGGCTTCTGCACGTAAAGCTGCCCCACTGGTTGTGGTGTTAACAGCTTGTACTCCATAAGTTCCTGCTATTGCTGTTGTACCCCTCACACCTGCTGCACCTGCCGTAACCCCTGTAGCAGTTACTCCAAGAACTCCAGGGAAAGAGCTAGTAGCTGTGACGGCATAAATACCTCCCTTAGCTTGGGCATTATCATTTGCTACTAAAGCAAAATTAGCACCACCAGAATTAACAATACCCCTAAATCTAGCAATACCTGAAATATCAATATTACCTCCACCAGTGATATTGCCACTAAATGATGGACTCCCTGTAACAGGAATATTTACTGTTAATGTACCACTTTGATATAACCTAAATCCGGCAGCATCTGCTACCCATCCTGTTGTGGGATTGGTATCTGATACAGTGATACGGGTAGATTTTAATGATCTTATATAATTACCACTATTATCTAAAGCACCATCTGCCCTTGCAGCTCCTGATTTCTCAGCAGCAGTAGTTTTAAAATAGGTAGCACCATCTGCCAAATCATCCAAGTCACCACTAATTTGAGTGAGTGATACATTATGTACATTACCTGTAGCTGCCATATGGATTGCAGCAGCACTACTATTGGATTGTATAGTACCAACTTGAACACCATTAATAGTAGCACTATTTGTGATAATACTATTAGCAGCAATTGTTCCAGCAAACAGGGCATCTCCTGTAGCACTGATAGATATAGCATTAACCCAGGCACCATCTAAAGCTCTGTTATATCCCATACCAATACCAGCAGCACTCAGTCCTATAGCAGGTCTTACACCAGCTCCAGTAGTAGCTGTAGCATTATATTTAGCATCCTTATGATGGAATGCCACAAATCCTCCAGCAGTATCTACTGTCATTCTGTAGTCTGCTCCAGTACCAGCTAATATGTTAGTAACACCAGCATTCAAGGCAGCTTGTAGATTAAATGCACCACCAGCAAATGTAGCAATGTCATCAATCATATCCTGTAATGTTGTTCCACCATTATTGGCAATAACAGCATTATTAGCTATAATTGAATTAGCTGCTATAGTGCCCTTAAAAGTAGCATCACCCGCTGATGTAATAGCTACAGCATTTGTCCATGCTCCTGTAGAAGGATCATTAAACCCCATGCCAATACCAGAGGCTGAAATACCAATAGCTGTTTGGCCAGCACCAGGAGCCGGAGATACAGCATTATATCTTGCATCTTTGTGGTGGAAAGCTACAAAAGCATTAGTAGGATCAACAGTCATTCGATAATCACCACCAGTACCTGCAAGTATATATCCCACACCTGCATTTAGTGCTCCCTGTAAATCAAATGTAACAGGACTACTTCCAAGTAAGTCTATAATATCCTGAATGCTATATAATGTACTCCCCAACTGTACAGTGTTTGCTAATATACTATTAGCTGCTACAGTACCTGCAAATGTTGCATTACCAGTAGCCTCAATTGCCACTCCATTATGCCATGTACCATCAGCAGCATTATACCCCATAGCAATCCCTGCTGAGGAAAGACCTATAGCAGGACGTATCCCTCCTGCACCTGCATTACCATTGTATACAGCATCCTTATGCTGAAAAGCAACAAAAGCGTTATTAACATCTACATTAAGTCTATAATCACTCCCCACACCTGCCAGAATATTAGCTACCCCAGCATCGAGTAAGGCTTGTAAATCAAATGGTATTGTCACACCACCACCTCCTATAATTGGGCCGGGATTTCCTGTATATGCTGCTTCTTCAGAATAATATAACCATCTGAGTTTATTATTAGCAGCATCATAGTATCCCTTAGCTGTTCTTCTAGCACTCTCTGGTAAACTATTATACAATGATTGAATAGTTGGGAGAGTAATACTTTTTGTATCATAAAACCCTGATTGGTTTGGTACTAAAGTGTAAATACCATCAGTAGACCAGAAGAATATGTTTCCTGTCACCTCAACAATAGAGCGATAGCTTGAAACACCCATACCCGATATTTTATTTACTTGGAATGAGGTGGCTCTAAATCCAGCATCATCCCCTCTAATTTCCCATATACCATTCTCAGCAAATACAAATAATGATGATTTTATAGCCAATAATTTGACAATCACTGTAGCTTCTGGTATGTTTATAACACCACCATCTGTATCTACTAAATCGCTTATGTCAGGACTTGTAGGATCAGCTTCTTGATAACAGCGCACTAAATCAATAGGGCTTCTCATAACTTGAGAAAAGAATACTACACCATTGAAATTAGGACTCCTACTATCCCCACCATCTACTTTAGATAGTATACCAGCATACCATGCCCTACCAGCATAAGTGGCCACACTACGTATTCTACCCGTCTCCCTATCAAGGGGCAATTCTGCAATACCAGAAGAAGCTTTTCTACTAGCCCCCCTGTCAAAGGCATCTATTACAAAATGCCCTCTAGGTACTTGACCTGCGTTAATTAAATATCGTTTGGCTAATTCAGGATCAAACTTCTTAACATCAGCATCTATTTGATTATCAATCCTACCAATAGACCATTGGTCGGCATTTGAGGGATATACACCAAAAGTATTAAAAACGCAATCTGTAGGACTGACTCCCTCTCCACATGTACTCTCAATGCCTGTTGGTAGCCATCCCTGATTAACTAGATTGTAGCGATGTTTGGGAGATAATACTGTGGGTCTTTCATCTATACGTAAACCATCATCTATACCTACAGTGTCTCTAACTTGAATAGGGGCAGTGTCATAAGTAATACTATCTGTAGTTTCGTTATAATTTACTAGGTAAGGTTGGGATAGTTCTGAACTAACCGCTATTAAGCTATTTCCAATAATGGCATATTCAAATGTAGCTATATTAGACACACCTGTATTAATTGGTGTACCACCATTAAGCAATGCTGCTGATGGGGCAGTGGCTAATAAATTACAGAAGAATATATATCCTCCAATTTGAATAACACCAATATCAATATTACGAGAACCACTAGCATATGGCCAACGGTAGAAACTACGTGTAGAGGATGCTAATTGGGCAGCAGTATATCCCGTAGAATGAATTACAAACCCATCCTCAAAATCAATACCAAGTCTCCTATCCCTAGTACCATCTCTATTTAATTTAAAATTGACTTCGCTTAAAGAAGCATTTGGAGGGAAGGACAGAGGACTGGCTTCTGTTACAATTCCCTGTACAAAATTATTCTGTGGGTTGTCTTGTTTGCTTATTGCCATCTTTCTGTTTCCCTGCTAAATAGATGTTTACAGCTTTCTCAACTGCTGTTTCATTAGTAAATATACCAGAAAGTTCTAAAGGAAGTTCACCTCCCTGGGTGAATTTTAATCTCAAATTACGGCCATCATAATAACATGAGATTTCTTTTCCATTTGGGGTTTCATATGTTCTCATTTCTTTTTCTTAGCCTTACGTTCCATCTTGTTCTCTTTCATTTCTTCTTTCTTATTACTACGTTTACCTTCTTTCTTTTCTTCGGCTTTATTTTGATATTTTCCCATTTGGAAGTTTTCCTCTTTGCATTGATGTTGGTATAGTTTTAATCTTCTTTACACCAGCTTTAGATCGTGTCCGTTGATGTGTAACAGCATTGGTTGAGAATCGTCTACGCACTTTCATATTATTTTCTTCCTACTCTACCATAAGATGGATATGTAATCCCATTCCTAATTGCCCATGCTTTTTGACTCATTCGTCTGCGCTGGGTATTTGAATGTTGTTCTGCTTTAGGATTAGGCATTTGTTTTAATGTCAAGAAACAAACACTCTTAGCTTCCTCTAATAAATAAGAATAGGCTTCTAATGGTAATGGAAATTCAAGTGTATCTGACATTGTAATATTAGGAGCTAGTTTACCATATCCTTGACTATTAGGGCTAGCTAATCTACCAAAATCTTCCCAGTTACTGTTGAAAGCATCAAATGTAGCAGCAGACTCGCTGAAAGAAGTCCAAAAGGAAGGTGCTCTATCTGTGTAAACATTTATCAAAGCACTACCATCTAAGGTTAAGACATCCTGTACATTAGCAGCTAAACTATCCCTTTGTTCCACCCTTCTCATAAATTCATATGGTTCTACAAACTCAATAATTTGAAATCTAGCTCTATCATCAGTAGATACATTATATTTCACCCACTTGACATCCATCATAGTTTCAGGAAATGCCATTCTAGTAGGTTGAAATGTACTTGTAGGATTTGTCAATCTAAACAGGGAGTAGAGATTTGGCCAATCCTTTCCAGATATAATTTGATCATATGTGTTTCTAATTATCTCTGCGACTTGTTGAGATTCTACTGTATCTGTATAGGAAGTTATATCATCACTATCCATCTCGGACAGGATATTCTTAACCATGTCCAATAATGTCATTTTCATATTAACCTCTCATACCAAAAGCTGTTAGGTAAAAACTATATATATTTACATCTCCAGAAACCCCATTATTTTTTAAATAGATTTCTATAAAATCATTAGTAGCCACTGCTGGAATATCAAAGGTTAAATTAATATTAGTTTTCTTACCTGTCTGTGTAGTTACTGCTGTTTCAGAACCACCTACAAAACTACCATTCTTATACACCCTAAAATAAATATCCCTATCAGCACCTACAGATTGATCTAAACATATATTAGCTAATACACGTACATCCATTGTATCTGTACCAGTGTATGTAAGGCGTGCTGTTGTAGCTTCTGTAAATTGCAGAGCCATACTTGACGCTGTTGTCACTGGATCACATTTAGTAAAAGCACTAGGATATGTTATTGTTTTAGGTGTTGCCAAATTAGAGAAATAAACAGCACCATGTGGATTAGCAAATCTAAATGTAGCTGTCCCATCCCCTTTAGCAATTAGCATTTGATCGGCACTGGCTGTTGAAGCTCCCTTACATTCGTGTAATTGACTATTTGGAAGATTTTTATGTGAAGTTGTTGCCATTATATTCCTCAATAAAAAGGGGGCTTGAATCAAATCATAAATAATCTTGTGCATTGTGTGTTTTGAGTCTATGACAATTAGCACACAAAGTCTGTAGGTTAGATAACTCCCCGTTCATTTTATTTCCATCAATGTGGTCAACGTCTAGTTGACAACTATTAACAGCTATAAATCCACACATCTCACAATAAGTTTTCTTGTGAATATGGTAAATTGGGTACCCCTGTTTATAGGCTTTCTGGCAGGCACCACATATTTTTTTACGAGAAGTATTTCTACCGTTACTCACCCTGAGATTATTACAACCCAGGGTTGTACACAAGGACTCATTATAATTCAACCAAGCCCCCAAATATTACGATTGTTGTACTGGGGCAGGCAGGAAGTATTCCACTACCACTTCTGCACGTCCTGTTAACAAGTCAGCTACTGTAGGAGCTACTACTAATTCTCCATTAGCCGCACCAATAGTTTTACCAACCAGAGTTCCAGTACCAGTAATAACATTACCTGCTGTACCAATAGTGGTTTGAGTGGCATCCGTTGCAGACACCAATCCAGAGTTATCAATTACAGTTCCATCTGCTTGCTGCAAACCGACAGTCAAATCTGTAGTTGTAGAAGTAGAAGTAAATGCTGTAATGATACGTAATTTAGCAGAGATAATAGAACTACCTGCTGGAATTACATGTTGAAGATTATATGTACCAGGTGCAGGCAAATCATCATAATTGAATGTCCATGTTGCAATGCGTCTCCAATTATTATCATTTACACCACCCATTTTAGTGATGGTCTTACGTGGGCCATAGCTCGTTACTGTAAGACGTTTTGCGTTTTGTTCCAAACCCATGTTATACTCCTATATTAGTATGTTGCAGAATCAGTGATGATAACACCCAAGCTATCAGTGCGTTGTGCACCATAGCCAAAACGACTGGAGGTTTTATAAGCATCACGTTCCATTTTAGGTTCACGCCAAGTTTCAGTTTTAGGTTGACGTCTCCAGGCGTGCATCATTGGCTTAACATTGTCATCAGCAACACACATAAAGATATTCAGAATATCACCAATCTGTGCAGTGGTGTTTGCCAAGTTATAGCTAGAGGCATTAATGGCTTCTGTAGCTGTTTTGGTAGGTAACAAATTAGAAGTCCAAATATCCCAACCATAGATGTTTTTAACAAATTTATGATTACGGGCAAAACCTTCTGTGATAATACCCTCAAACATTGGATTGTTAGAAACTGACACCAAATTGGTCAAGCTATTCAAAGATGCTTCAACAATTGGATCAACAAAACAAATACGTCCTTCTGCTGGCACATTGGCTTTATCAAATGCTAATTTCATAGCAATAAAATCAGACATTGACATACGACGAGTGGTTACACCAGAACCACCAGCAATCCAACGATGTGGACGACCATTAACTAAATTTACGTTAGCCAGAGTCTGTGCTGTAGCAGCAGCAGAATGGAAACGAGTTTCATGATATTCAGCAATAGCACGGGTACCTGCCAATGCACGTGCAGCTACCAAAGCATCAATTTGGCTACCATCTTCACGGAGTTTATCTGTAATATACCAAGCATCTCCTACCCAATCCGTAATCGTAAGAGTTAGGGAATTGCTATCAATAGGACTGAAAGTAGGTTCTTGATCTTCAATCATATCCTGAATGGTAACATCACCCACGGATTTGATATTCAGAGTAGTACCACTTCCAAAGGCTGAAACATCCCTCCACATTCCTTCTGGTAACATAAAGTTAGGGAGATTTTGCAGAATCATCTCATCATATACTTGTGCTTCGATAAATGCAGTTGTATTTACTGTAGTTTGAGACATTTTATTTCCTTATATTAATTTGATTGTCTACTTAATACCTTCTGCCTTGCTGCTTGTAGAGCTGCCACCATATCTTTAGTGGTTGCCCCAGGTTTTAACTTAGCTGAGGGCATTTCAGGTTCTGTAGTATTAAAGTTAATTGTATTAACATCTGAGGATACTTTTCCAACAGGTTGTGTAGTTTTCTTTAGACCAGCTAAATTCAACACTGCCTCTGGAGAAGTCATCGCCAATTGATTTAACATTTGAACAGGGAGATTATTCTTCTCTGCAATTTTAATATACTCTTGTTCAGCTTTCTGTTTATCACCAAAAGCTGTTTCAAATGCAGTCATAACACTTTTAGCATTCTGAGCTTGTATATTACTTTCCTGTTCTTGTCTTAATACATTTTTTACAATATTAGATACAGTTTCTTGGCTCAAATCAACTTTAGGAGTTGTCTCTCCTTGTTGTGTGATACCAGCTTTTATATCTGCGAGCAAATCTTCTGCTGCCTTTCTTTTTTGCAATTCTTCCCGTAGCTGTGCAGCCTCTTGCTCCAATCGAGCAATGTGGGTTTGAGCATGGGGAACTGATTTAATTGCATCATCTAGAGTAGCATATTTCTTGCCCTGTCCTACCAATTCCTGCAATTCGGTCGGAACTACTGGAGGTGGTGGAGATGTTACTACTGGTGGAGTTTGGTCTGCTTCACCATTAAAAATTGTTTGTTCTGACATATTTAATCCGGTAGAAATTCTAAAAGTTTAGTTAGTGCTTTTTGTTGTCCAATTTCACTAGCTTGATAGTGTGCCCATGAAGCCTTATTAAAAGCCTCATTATTTAACATATTTCTTCTACTTAAGTCTAATTGGGAATTTATATATTCTTTTAAAACATCCATCACCCCCTGCTTTGTAAGACTTTCATAGTGTTTTTTATCTCTCAATACTTTAATCATTGTGGTATCATATTTTCTTCAAGAGGTACAGTTTGTTCTGTATTTAACCTACGAGAATGTTCATTGATTAATCCCTGTGTTTCTGCCTGTTCTGCTACAGCCGCATTAGTTTGGAATAATCCATATTTATTCAATCCCATAGTTTCTTCTACAAGTTTAGTGAGTCTTTTACGGGATATATCAGGAGCTACCATTTGACCTAGGGGACTATTAAATATAGATGTTAAATTTTGCATTAACTGAGCTTGGGCAGCATAATGCCTTGCCCCCACTGGTCTTAATTTCCCCTTGGCAGTTATATCATCTCTGGTAACTTGTACGAAATCAGCTACCCCTAAATCATCATCAATAACTTTAACTGTGTCTGTTACATCCATGTTTCTCTTGGATGCTTCCAGAAAAAGGTTTAAAATAGGCTCAAGAAATAAAATAGAGAATTTATTTATTTTATTCTGAAATATACGAGCACCTGCATTCTGTAGTTGCTGTACTTCAAACATTGTTTTCTCACCAGGAGTTCTAAATCCCATTGCTTCTTTTGGAGCTCCTGCCATTTCTTCCATTAATTGTAAAAGAAAAGCTATCTCATTATTAACCTGGAAAGCTGCGGGATTTGGTGGAAGAGGAACAACATCGCCATCTTCTGCTACATGTATATCTGCACCTGGTGCCCATACAAACGGTTCTACATCCCCCATAATTTTCTTAGGTGGATTAATAGTTTGATCCAAAGCATCTGCTTTTAGATTTTCCAGATGATCCAGTCTATATTGCATACCAACTAGATTGTCTAATGGTCCCATAGCATAAAGATTGTCTGGCCTATCCCTCCATCCTACATGCCTCTTATTGTCTGTTCCTAACCAATTGGGATTTTCTATATTCCTTAGAATATGACATCTATCCATAATGGTGATGATTCTATTCTCATAGAGAGTATCTGTATTATCATCATACCAGTCTCCCTCAAACTCTATAATCTCAACTAGACCACTACCTAGATATTCTGAGAGAGTTCCAAATCCGTCTACAGAGTAAGCTTTTACTTTGTTTAAATCTTCTCTACGATAGGCAGCAAGTTCTCTACGAAGTTTTATAGCCTTGTTAAATACCTCAGTGTCAAATTGTAAATCAGGTCTTACTAACACCTCTTTCTTTAACTCAGCTACTGATTTTAAATATCTTGTAAATTTAGGTGTTTTAGTAAAATGTGACGCTGTAGGATTAAATACAATATCTAGAGGGGATATACGTAAAACCTTAGCACCAGCATAAGTAGTCACTTGTTCATTTAAAACAGGATCATGGTGGGATTCATTTACATATATTACTTCGCCAAAGCAATTCCCATAGTCTATATAATCGTATAGACATTGGCTAATAGTTTCTCTAAGTCCAGATGAAAGAGCTTTATTTTTTACATATTGCTCAATAATTCTACGTTTTTCTATTTCATTATCTTCTAATGAATCACCTTCCCAAACTAACCAATTGTCATTCGGGAACAGAGCATCCATGTAGTTAGCATGGAGGTTGTCTCTAATCTGTGTGAGTTTAGGGATTGTAGTTTTATTACTCCAAGGTAAACTGGAGTTAGTAGTTGTGCTAGTATCGGTAGCAAATAAATAGTTACGAAGTTCATCCCATTCTGCCTCTTTTGATATTTTCTGAATTGACCATCTCTCATAAATTCCCAATAGATTGTCAACTAAATCATCTTTTGAATTCTCAATTAGTGATGTAATTGTCACCACTTTTGTTGTCATAACACTCCCCCAAATCTACTATGGAATTTAAGAACACTTTGTGTTGTATTCTTTTGTATTTGTCTAGGTGATATAGCTATATCACAGGCATTTGCTAAGGCATCCTTTATATCATCATGTGGAGGTCTACGCATAGATAGTTCTTCCTCAAGTGATTGGCAATTACCTCCTCTATAGTGCCACATCTGTAAATTATTATACCTTGGTTCTAATATAGCAGAGATACGTTCTTCTTTATCCCCTTCCTGTTTGGAAGGTCTAAATTCATCTATGGAAAGAACTAAACCATTAGGTTTGATGTAGTTTTCTTTCAGAGATTTTACAATTGCCTGTTGTGCCACTGTAACTTCTGCTCTTAGTTTCCTGTATCCCCATTTGCTATGGGTAGTTAAGATGTGATCAAAATAGGTAGTAATACTATCTGTTTTAAACCTATCTATTTCCAAAATATAATAATTATTTAAATAGTCTACCCCTATAACGACAATAGCGGTGTAATCTGCTGCCTTCTTTAGAGAGAAAGCAAAATCAATTGCAGCATAGACATTCAATTTATCTGTTTTAAAATACCAAATACCATCCTCATTAGTTAGATGTTTTCTATCATAATATTGGAACTTATCAGAACCAATAACATGTTCATCCGCTGAATTAGGATTGTTATAATATTGAGAATAGAATTGAGTGTAGTCTACATATTTAGCTTTAATACGTGCTAATATCTTAGCATCAAACCCAAACCACTTGCCATCCTTACGTTGTGTTTTTGGCCACAAGAATTCACCATTAGTTTCAACTACCCTTTGAAATACCTCATATACTTCAAATTCCTCTGGTTCATCTTGATCTATTTCTATGGTTTCAACCATAGTAATTAATGTATTATACAAATCTAAAGGATGGTATCTAGTGCCTACTACTACTTCCTCTGCCCCTGGATTTTCAATAGAAGCTAATTGGGAATAGAGTGCAGCAACCTTACTTCTCCCATCTTCTGTATAAGCATTTGAGGGAGTTACTAAGTCATCTAGAATAACCTTAGAGGCATGGAAACCAGTAGTGCTACCTGTAATACCTATAGCTTTTACAGTGAAATCTCGTATACCTTCTTCCTTACGTTTAGGATGATCTACAGATATTTCTGATACTGTCCAACGCTCTCTTTTACCTTCTTCCTCATGTGTCATGTCCGGCCAGAACATTCTATATGTAGGGCTTTCTAACACTTGTTTGATTTGATAAAGCTGCACCTCAGCCAAAGCTGCCGTAGCAGACACATACAATATAGTTTCTTCAGGATGTCTAGTAATCCACCAAGCTGCTAAATAAGCAACTATCTTACTTTTCATATGCCCACGTGGAAGTAGCACTAACTGATTGTCTTTCTTATCTTCACGGGTAAGCCAAGAGATCAATTCAAGGTGGACATCCCCAAGTTGTATATAAGGTGCAACAAGTCCTATAAATGCCACCAAATCATTTTCAGCAAGTGTACGTAATTCACTTATCTTGTCTGTCATATAAACTTTGTATGTTATACCACCAGTCATGGAACTGGTTTAGTTTTATTTGGCAACTGTCGCCTTCTCCAAGGAGTTCTGTAATTGTGTCCTCGTAGACTCGTAGCGCTTCAATAAGTTTATCTCTTTGGAATGTGATTTCTCTAGAGCTTCTGGCAACGGCGGTAGACTTGGACAGGAGATTGGAGCTACTGTCGTGCAAGCGCTTAATATAACTATTGAGATTAGCAGTATCCACTTCATATTTTTCATCAGCTTCTTCCTTTTCCTGTTTGGCTCTTTTTTCTATTAATTTATACTTACGTTCGGCTTCTTCTTTTTCGAGTTCTATATTAGTAAGTTTAGTAGCCATTACACCTCTGTCAACACTATCATAACCAATCTTAATACCCATACCTAGTATGACAACTAATAATCCAGCTATAATATAATCCTTAATATTTAAACTAGGCATTCTATCTCCCCACCACATTAATGTCACCTAGACACATTTTATATTCTTTCTCACGTCTATTTACTAACCCAGGAATTATCCTTCCCTTAACTTTATTCCACTTAAGTATTTGCTCGCATGCTTCTGTATATTTACCCTGATTTAATAATTTTACTAGAGTACTCTTACAAAAAGCATTGCTGCCAATATTATAAGTAAGGGAAATATAGGCATCATATTCAAACTGATTTAAAGGCACCTCTACGCAATTATTTATAGCTGGGTGATACTCAGACATCAAATCTGAAATTAAACGTCTTGTAGCCCCTTTCTCGTCAATTCTATCACCTATATGTACATTCTCAGTACTTCCATATCCAATAGTGGGGACTCCACCCACATCTAAATAGGCATTTTCTCGGAATCCCTCATATTGTGTTATTGAAGCTAAACCTAGCATGGAAATACCTAATAAAGATATTTTCCATCTATTCATTTTTTAGCCTCTCTCTTTTTACGAGCTACTTCTTTTTGGGCATTTGTTTTTGCTGAGACAACCCTGACATTCTTTTTAGAGTTGCTACCACCCTCAGAGAGGGGTTTAATATGATCGGCTTCTCTAGGATCACCTTTCTTTAAACCTGCCTCCCTGCGAGCTTTATTTCTCATAGCCCTTTCTTTTCCACGTTTATCCCCGTTCTCTTTTTCCCACTGACCTATCGCTCACGCTTATAATCACGTTTTCCGTTCGTCATAAAAGGCATGAGGTCTGCCCTCCTTCTGAGGTCTCTGTCTCAGTTAGGTATTGTATAGCATTATTTAAACTCATTTTATTATCCTTAAAATATCCTAAACTACGTAAGTGGGCTGTGTGGGTATCATACCCCCATAAGGATCGTTTTGGATTAGTCCCCCAGTATTATCACTTAATATGGTTGAGTTAGCTGCCATATCAGCAGTTATTTTATTCCAGTTATATTTAGCACTACCATTAGCACCAGTTGCAGACGTGTCTCTCTGTATAATTAAAATATTTGATTTTAAATATATAGCACGTTCTATAACCCAAGGTAAATCAGGTGGATCAGTTGTAATAATAGCTCCACCAGAAACATTGGGATTGGATATTAATGTTCTAGGACTTCCATGTGCTGGTCTTGTAACAGTAAAGTTATATACACCATTAGGTGGAACAAAGTTTGGATTAATAAAGAATCCTGTTTTACTATCCATATCCCAACTCTGACACTGGTTTATAATTGGTAATATACCAGCCAAATTATCTGCTGCTGTATAAATACTCTCTAAATCACCACCCAAATTATAGTTTGGTGCACTAAAACCAATTTTATTTCCTATGTTATTAAGATCATTGGCTCCGGTAGTAATCATACTATCGGTCCATGTTCTATCAAAGTTTGCAGCTTCACATAAGAAATGATTTGTGAATACACCCTTCATCCATTGTAACCAACGAATTCTACCTTCAAAATGTTGATTTCTATTCCATTCTGTAGCATCTCTAGGTGTATTAATTGGAGGTGGTTCAATAGTGTTAATACCTGCTAGAACACCCCTAACATCATCTGCACCATTTGGCCCATATCTATTATAAAGAGCTTGTATAAATGTATAATATTTATCTCTTAATGTATATATTGGATCACCTTGTGGATCAAAGCCACTTAAACCATTTCTAAAGTTTTTAAATTTAAAATGATATGCTGTACCTGCATTTGACACCATACCAAAAGCATGCTGAAATTTAATAGCTCCATTTGAATATGTACCAGTTTGTGTCCTTAAATAAGGAGGTAATATTAATGGAATATCTGCATCACTAAATGCTTTAGGGGTGAGCATTAAAATAATTTTCTTTTTCTGTCCCGTACTTCTTGGTAGGGCTTTAATAGTTCTAAATTTTCTATCTAAAGATGTCCAATTCCAATTATCAGGATTTATATCCCCATTATCAATTTCACCCCAATTGGCCTCTTGTTGTATTCCACGTAACCAAGTAAGCCTATCAAGTTGTCCATATACACTTGTTGCTGTAGAGGCAGCATTACTATCATAAGGGAATGGAAATAAAGAGGTACTAGCATTTTGACCAGTACCAATTTTAATATATATCCCAGGGACATCTGTCCATTCTACAGCAGATGGGGGATCGATTAATACTTTCTTTTTCATCCCCTTCCCGGATGTACCTCGGAAGTTTACACTATTCATCCAAGCCATATTAATATTCCCAAATAATTCTAAAGAACATAAGTTTTACTGTGTCAGCAGACAATGTAGATGCACCAAAAGCAACATTCATGTCACTTGCAGTATTAACATTAGTAGTTATATCAGACATAGCTGTGGCTGTTCCACCACCACCCATAACTATTTTATTTGTTGATAATGCTGAAGTTGTTGTAGCAAAGAAAATATCATTTACAACCCTATTATGTAAATCTGCTGTGGCAGCAAGTCCTTGAGCATAAGGAGTAGAATTACTTGATGCTGTTGCGGATGTTCCCAAATATATACGCATTTGGGGACCAGTAGTTCCATCTTTAACAAAAGCACATTCAATTTGAATTCTACTACCTGCTGCTAGTAAACCAGCAGGTATTACAGGATTCCCTCCAGTACCTAAATTAAAGGTAGTAGCTGATGTAATACTATTTGTTGGGGAAGCCAATGTCCCATATTGTCCTTGATATAATACTTGCTTTCCGCCTTCAGGACGCCATCTAGTTCCATCTGAATATACATATATAACAGGATTTTTACCAAAACCTGTTAATACAGAACTACCATCTAACATAACAACAGTTCCAACAGGAACAGAGTTAGCAGCAGGTATAGTACCAAGTGTATAAACACTTGCAACTGATTCTACAATACTATTAGTATTATCAATTAAGTTATATCCACCACTACCATTTGAAGCAAAACGAGCAAAATTTCCAGCTTTCAATATTTGATTTACAGTGACAGGGAAATACAACATTGTCAATGACTCTGCTGACCCAAATAAGTTTGCACCTAATGCATAGGTACATGCAATATCAAAATAGGTTGTTTGGTTTGTTACACTGGTTACATCAAAAGCTGCCCAAGAAGTGTCCCCATTTGCAGCACTTTTCATGACCAATTGGCCACCTGAAGCAAATGAAGCAAAATAAGTTGTCAAATCACGAGTATCTAAGTCAGTAACACTAATGTATATATGACCAACAGAAGTTAGTGTTCCACTATTAAACCTAACTTCACCAGCGGCAATGCCTGTAGCATTTAATGTAGTACCAAAAGCATAACGTAGTCCTAAACCACCTCCGCCCGTAGTGCTGTCTAATACACCTACACCTGACAAATTCATATTTGTCCCTAGTGTGATGTTTTGAATGTTGTTAGCTGCCCTACCTATTAAACTATTATTATTAATAGCTATATCAGTCATATCAGCTAGAGCTGCTGTGGCATTACCTTTTATTGTATTAGCATTAGCCTTAGCCATCCTAGCATTTCCAACAGCATTAGCCTGTATTTTAGCGGTGGAGATGGCATTATCTTGAATTTTAGCTGTGGTGATAGTGTTATCTGCAATGGCAGTAGTACCCACTGCATTTGCCTGTATCATAGCACTTGTAACAGGAATATCTGCAAGTGTAGTACGCACTGTGGCTGCTCCTTGAACAACTGGGAACATTTCTGAACCTGTTGGAGTGGTTGCTGCTGGTAGTGCTGAAATCTTTGTATTTGCCATCCTTATTCCTTATTCAAGTAAAATAAAACTATCGTCTTCAAGCAATAAAAAATCTAATGTTTCCATTAGAAGTCTATCCCCCACCACTACTGGATTTGCTAAATCTATACCATGTTCTACTATATATTTAACAAATAAATCTGCCAAAGATGCCTCTGGCATAGAATAAAACACTCTTAAATAAGCCCTCAATCCATCATTATATTGTGTTGGATAATTGTTATTAACAAAAAATTGTTTTATTTCATCTGGATTTAATAAACTTGCCATTAAGCTTTCTTCCTATCAAGTAAGGAAGTTACCCTACTACTCATATCATCTAGAGCAGCAGCTTCCTTTTTATCATTCTTCAAATGTCCTTGTAGTTCTGCTTTAGAAGGTCGCCCACGAGTAGGTGTGTGTTTATTTTCTATTAGGTATTTAGCAGCAGAGGTATCTCCTTTCTTGCTTGCTTTTAACATGTTCCCTATCTCGACAGCCTTTAGCTTAATTAAGAGTTCTTTCTTCCATTCTATTATGTATTGATTAACCATCCATGTATTTGTAAGTCTTTGCCAATGTTCCCAACTATCAAATAAATCAATAGCAAATTGATATTCATAATCTGGGATGTGGTCGTAAGACATATAAATTCGTTTTAAGGAGGGAATGTGTCTACCATCTCGCTCTATATCATCTGGCCCCAATGTCCAGAAATATTCCATCCCCTCGCGCCTATATTCATAAAACAGGGACTGGGTACGCATACGTCCCATAACATCTTTAAATTCTTCTCGCATGTCTGCTCCTGAACAGGAAGAGCATGTCTGCTTTTAAACAGACATGTGTTATTATTTATTTATTATATATTATAGAAGTTCTCTCTTGAAAGAGAACTTCTTTATATTATTATTAATATATTATAGAAGTTTCTTTTTGAGAAGAAACTTCTTATATATATATATATTATTATTATTATAAGAAGTTTGTTTTGTTACAAACTTCTTTATATATTATTCTATATAAGCAGGTGCCGCATCACCTGCTTTATAATATATATTTATTATATCATATTTTAATAAAAATGTCAAGTATTAATTAAGCTATGCGAGGCTCAGGCCGAGCCTATATTATTAGTTCATATATAAATCAATAATTTAGTGTGTTGTAATAATACAACATATCTCTAACATTTCTATGAGAAAAAATAGAGTGGCATTGCAACTATAAAGAACAACCCCCTACCCCCTATATACCCCCTTCCTGTTTATTAATCCCCACTTTTCTAATAAATAATATAATAATTTATACTATATTTCCCACTTTTATATTTATTTATATAATATAATGACTTATAATTCCCACAATAGTAAAATATGGGTA